CCTCTCAATAAAATAAATTTCTTGAGGTAGTTCACTTGATGGGTCTGGTGTTCCATATGGATTTATAGAATTTGCAAAGTTGACAGCATCTAAAAATCTGCTTAGTGTCCGTCTCCGAATGACTTTGGCTCCTGTTAAATCAGAAAAAGCTGTTGTCTGATTGACTTTTTGTAAAATGGTTGTGATAGTACCAAGAATATTAGAAAAAGTTAATGTAGGTCTTGGAAGTTTACCTTTTCCAGAATATGCAAAACCATCTGCCTCGCATGGCATTCTTGCATATGTATTTGACTGCCAAACTATATCATTATTATTTTTTACGTTTACGCCAGAATGAAACAAAAATACAGTTTCATCTGATATTGTTGCATTGACATTGAATGACACAGCCCCACTTGTTGACTGTGAAGTGGTGCCTGTAACTGTGAAAGTATTTGTTGCCACTGTTTGGATTGTATAAATACCATCAATCCCATTGCCAGATGTGAAATCAAGACTAAGAATTAAACCAGCAGAAAATCCATGTGAATTAAGACTGATGGTAATAGTTTGTCCTGACTGCGAATATGTGGCCGTTTTTGCTGATTTTGTATAATGAACATCAGCTTTTAATTCAACAGAAAACAATTCAATAATTGATTTATTAGTAAGCTGTTGTAATTCTGATACAGGATTTCCCATTATGGCTCAAATACTTCTCTA